ATTAGAAAACTCATTAAGTATAGTTCTGCTAGTTTGAATCTATAGATTCAACTTTCCATTCTTAATGTGTTTTCTAATTCAGATGAAAATTTAGCGACGACCATCTTTTGGTTAGGGGTATCATCAGATGGTAGAATTTTTACATGGAAATGTTTATTGCAGGAGGGTTTAATTGCTTAGACTTGAGAATATTGAGTTTGTAATAATATATTCATGATTTAATTTATATTAGTTCTTGATTATTTTCCGCAGAAATTAGTTATTAAATTTGTGGGGAAGATTTTTTGATTTTGGTGAATATTTACTAACATTTTTCTGGAATAAATTCAAATGATATAGCAACCATTTCATGATATTGTTTCCGGAATTATAATCAAACATTGACACAGATTCTATCTAATAATTGAGATATTTATAAGTATCGTCAGTTATTAATCTAACTACATACAAATTTGTGTCTTTAGATATTGCATCAATCAACTTATACTCAAAGTTGTCTTTAGTTGTTACCCACTTGGATGTAGAAGTCTTGAACTATTTTATCATTATTGTTCAAGACCAACACACTTAGTTCTGATATTATTTCTTTTTAGTTTTTTCTGTGATGTAGTTTCCATAGATTCTCTCATTAAATCATCTATCAGTTTTTTGTCTATTTTCTTTTCTGATAGTAGAGTTTCATTCATTTCGGTAAGTTCTTTTATTTGCAGTTCTTGTTTTGCGAGTATTGATCGCATTTGATTTGTCGCATTTTCCATTTCTTTGAGATTTTTAGTTAATTCTTCTAATCTATTGTCATGGAATAAAAATTGTTTTAGTTTATTGAACATTTGCTCTTCTCTCTATATGTAAACTATTATTTTTTCTAAAGTAGGAAATTTATCTTAATTAATATAAATGTTTCAATCGGTATCATTGCCATTAGCATATTCTTATCTATCTCCATCTGTATTCCATATATTGTTCTAGGTATTTAAGGACTTTGTCCATTTTTAGATGGAGTTTTTTTCTTTCTTCTTCTGTGGTCTCATTTTGAAATGTTTTACACATTTCTATCAAAATGTCAGAACGTTCTTTTATTTGCCCTGGGTATACAATTTTCTTTGGGGTTGGTGCATTAAACATATCAATAACTCTGTAATTGAGATAATTGCATTATATATTTATTTTTAAGAAAATAATCATATAATTTACTTTTTGGATTTATTATTAGATTATTATATTCAGTAATTATTTTTTCTTTTATACTTTCTGGTATATTATCAAAGTTAATCAACATATCATTTCTTTTATAATTTCTATATTGATCTTCTGTGAAGATGGATTTCAAATCATATTCATTTAACCAAGTATACAGTTTCTTTTTAGTGATAGGAGATTGTCTTTGTTTTGTAAGAAAAATATCATCATTTGACAAAATCGAAGGAATATTATCACCTTTATCACCTTTTATTATTTTTTCTTTCAAATCTAATGCTGGGTTATTAGATTTGACATATACACCCAACGCCGGATTATATTGTTTTACATTTGATAATTTTTGAAGTTGTTTATAATCTCCATCACTTGATAATATCAAAGTTTTATTTGGAAGATATCCAGAAAGAATTGCGATGATGTCATCTGCTTCGGAGCCTTCTATTTCTAATATCTTATATGGAAAATTTTCTCTAATATCAGTCTTTAGATCATCAATGATAGAAAATATTCTTTTCCAATCAATAGTAGATTGATCTCTAAGAGACTTCCTATGTCCTTTGTAATGAGGGAATATATCCTTTCTCCAATAAGATTTAGAATCGCAACATATTACGATATTTGAGTAATCGGAAAACTTTGTCTTATAATATCTTAATTTCTCATAGAAGATGGCTTTTATGTTTTTATCAGTTTCATTTATGTTTCTCATGATAACTGATATAGTAACTTGAGAAACATCTATCAATAGGTTATTCATTTTTTGTATTATTTATAATTTACTATAAGTTCTGGCATAAAAAGTTTTAATAACCTAATCATTTCTTTGCTTATATTCCACGACACCATCAAAATCCTTGAAGTACATTTCTTCAGGAAGAATATCTGTATATTTAAGATCAGCAAATTTGGAAATACCATCACCAACCTTAAATTTTCCACTATCATCTATTCTAAGAATTTCATATTTTTTTAGAATCTTTGTGGAGTTTATAGCATCTTGGTCGGTGGGTGAATGTAGAAATTTTATATAGATAGGTTCGTCTATCATAGAATTATCATCGCAATTAATGATGCCATAACAACACCTACATAAACATAAACCCAAGGTTCAATCTTTGAAATCCTGGATTCTATCGGCTTAGGGATGCTTTCTTTCTTTCTATTTTTATTTGAAATTTTCAATGCCATTTTACACCTTTTTGTTTAGTTATTAAATTATCTTCCAACCTAGATCGTTTAAATCTTCTTCAATTTCATCAGAAACAAACCCTTCTGGTAGATATTTTTCAAAAGATTCTGATTCATCAGACCAAGTTCCCGAACAATACCAATCCAAATAATTTCTACCATCAGTTTCATCATGTATTATATCAGAAATTATCCCACAAGCATATCTCCAACTACATGACCACTCTTTTTCTTTTATGAAGGTATTATTGCATAACGTTGCATATAAATTCTGAGCATAATTGTCTGATGCTTTTATTTTCTCTGTTATCAATTTTGAATTTTTTAAATCTTGTTCTAAATTTGACATATCAAATCTCTATCGTTTTTATATAAAATGAGTTTATTAAATCTGATTCATATTATTCTAGTATTTCCTATCATTACATCATGTCTTTTGTGACATCATGTCTTTTGTGCAAATGACCATGTACCCAATATTTTACATTTTCGAACAAAAACAGTTATTTTAAATTTCTCATCAAAATGTTTTATTTCTTTGAATCAAATCTTCGGGCATTATATATCTAAAATCATTCAACAAACTTCTTACTCTGAATTGTGTAAAGGGTGTCTCCATAAAATAGAACACCATTTATTCTTACCGATTCATTATCCAATACATGAATATTTTTAATATCAGAAAAAGTCTCTTTAGTGTAGGTATATACTTTTGTTATATCAAATCCGTGGTCAATGACATCTTTATAAGATTCAGATAATGATCTGGAAAAATTTATTTGAAATTTTCTCATATCAGCAAATGTCAACTTCCACTCTATTCATTTCAAGGTGAATATCAGAGAAACAATACTTACTTTAGGTAAAAATCAATTCTCTTTTGGAATTGTAATACTAAATTCACAATACCATAGACCTAACTAGATAGTAATTTCTTTAGTTATTATCCACATAACTATTTCTTTTCTTTTTTAGGCTTTTTCTTTTCTTTTCTAGGATTCATACCCTTAGCCATATATACCTCCTAATTATCTACTAAATGAAAAAGAAAACATAACGAAAAAGTTAACATCAAAATTGTCATTTATATACCCTATGGAATTAAATTTGGAAAGGTTTCTTTAACTAAATTATAAGTTAAAAAATTAACTTTCAAATCTTTCTTAAACATCTTTACAAGAAGATCAGCTTCTTCCGGTTCAAATGATTCCAAAATTTGAATATAAATTTCACGTCTTCTTTGAGGAAGGAGAGCATCAGCAGTCTCGTTTCCCTTAATGAACAAATAAATTCTACGCAATTCAGAATCTATACCAGCATATCTAATTCCCGGTAAAGTGTCAGGTTTTACATATTCACTAGGAAATTTATCTACATAGAATTGTATTTCAGGATCAAAGGCATATTTTAAAAACGCCTTAAAATTATCATTCGTTTCAATTAGAAATTGTTTACGCTCTTCTCGTGTCTTTAGTTTACCAAAATCTCTTAAAATTTCATAATAGTTAATAATCATTTAAATTTCCTCTACATGAATAATTATGTATTTATTAAAATGAATATCAACTAATACCATTTTTCAGAAGTTTGACATGTAAAAAATGATTTTCTACCATCAATGTAATAGGAGGATAACATTACGTTCAATTTCAGATATTCATCTTTTGGTGGTATCCAGTCACCATCATATTCATATAATAACTGTGATTAGTTCTGATG